GATTCAATCGTTATAAGGATATAACGCCATGAGCCTATTTAGTTCTATGTTACAACCCATTCTTGAGCACGAGCTTAAATCCCTTGAACCTGAAATAGCGGCTTTCTTGTTAAACCTTACGAAGAACCTGGCCAAAGAAGTATTGGAATGGGCAGAGTTTAAATTCAATCTTGACCTAAACAACGATGGTGTAATTGGAGAGCCTAAAAATGAAGCCTGAGAAACTAAAGAAGATGGCAGCTTTAAAGCCTATGAAGAAACACATGGACGAGAAGCAAGATAAAGCCCTCATTAAAAAGTCAGTCAAGAAAGACTGCATGAAGAAGGGTAAGTAATCATGGATGACAAGAAATGGATTGCTAAGGCCATCAAGAAGCCTGGCGCGCTGCATAAAGAGTTAGGTGTTCCCGAAGGTAAGAAGATACCTAAGAAGGCGCTAGACAAGGCAGCTAAGGCACCAGGTAAGCTTGGACAGCGAGCAAGGTTAGCAGAGGCACTTGGTAAGATGAAGAAATGATTTCTTCAGGAACTAGCGGTTATAGACTGGATTGCGGAGGTTATAAAGTAAGAAGTCCCTTTATCTCCGCACGAAACGCTCGAAGGATAGAGCGGAAACACAATAAGGATATAGGGCATGGCCGTAATCAGAAACAGTTGGGTAGAGAAGGTCAAAAAGAAGAAGGTAGCGGAAACAGCGCCATCCTATGAGTCCTACGCCCAAAAGAATGATTTTGAACATCAGACACGCAAACCAAAAGAACGTCATACTCCATCACTAAAGGCTACGATGAGTAGGACTTTACGAGGGGTGAGAAAATAGATGCAATGCAAAAATTGTGGCTATGGAGAATCTCGCGTAGTAGATACTAATAAGGACGAGAGAACCAATCAAATTTATCGAAGACGCGAGTGCATCAAGTGCGGTGTTCGATTCACCACACAAGAGCATTTACGCGACACATATACCCGTTCCCCATACAAAACCCCACCGCCTAAAAGGATTTTAGAGAAATGACATTGAGCGCATCAGGCATATCCAAACGCATTGCAGCAATCGAAGAATCTCGCAGAAAAGGCATAGAGAAACAGATAACTATTAATGAAACAAGGATGACAATACATGCTAAAGACCAGGATAAAATCTATATTCCAACTGCGACTGGTGATATTGCTCATATTGATGATAGCTTTGTGCGTGTCATTATGGGGCCTTATGGTAGCGGAAAGAGTACATGGGCAGCAGCAGAAATTGTTAGAAGAGCTTGCGCAGTTCCACGTTGGCATAACGGTCGAAGACGAAGCAGGTGGGGAATTGTGCGAAATACTTCTGGGGAACTTGCCACAACAACCTTAGCAACTTGGCTTAGTTGGTTCGAAGATTTAGGAGATGTTCGCAAGAGACAAAAGCCCATAATGACCTACGAACATAGCTTTAATGACGGGTTTGGCATTGTAGAGCTTGAACTATTGTTCATTGCCTTGGATAGACCCGAAGATGTGCGAAAGATTAAATCGCTTGAGTTAACAGGCTGCTACATTAACGAGTTATCGGAAGTTCCAAAGGCAGCATTAGCCCACATGAAAGGACGGGTAAACCGTTACCCATCAAAGGCGTTTTGTCATGAACCGTATTGGTCTGGCATCATAGCCGATACCAACCCTCCCGAAGATGACCACTGGATATTCAAGGATTTTGAAGAGAATACCTACCCAGGACACGTACTCTTTAAACAACCACCTGGCTTGATAAAGGATGATGATGACAATTGGGTGCGAAATCCTGGATGTGATAACTTTAGCCATTTGCCTAATGATTACTATGAAAAGCTCGCCCATGGCCAGAGCCAGGAATTTATTAAAGTATTTTGTCTTGGCGAGTATGGCGCTGTTGGATTTGGCAAACGAGTTTATCCAGAATTTAATCCCGATTTTCACGCTGTTGAAGCTTTGGCTGCTATTCAAGGCGAGCCTTTAGTATTGGGCTGGGACTTTGGCTTAACCCCTGCTTGCGTAGTTATGCAGTTGTCAGCCAGAGGCCAGTTGCTTGTGCTCAAGGAATATATAGCCGATGGCATGGGTATTAGAAGCTTTGCCGAGGCCATTGTCATTCCTCAAATAGCTAAAGACTTTCCATATTGCAAAATAGGGATGTCCATTGCAGACCCAGCGGGTAACGCACGTAATGAAATCGTTGAGGAAATGTCCTGTATTGGCGAGTTAAATACATTAGGCATTCCCACACATTCGGCACGAACCAATGACATTGACCCACGTCTTGGTTCAGTCCGATACTTTTTAAACCGTATGGTTGATGGTAAGCCAGGGTTTGTACTCGATAAGAAACAATGCCCCACATTATTCAAAGGCTTTGTTAAAGGCTATGTATATGCTCGCGTTGCCGTTGGTGGTGAAGAGCGTTACAAAGACAAGCCCAATAAGAATGTGTACTCACATGCTATGGATGGCTTGGGTTATGGTTGTTTGGAATTAGCAAGCGATAGAATTACTAGCGACAAGGTAGAAAGCAATAAGTACGAAAACATGTTTAACCCTGTCATGAGGATTTTTTAATGACAACAAGATGTATGTATTGCGGTAAGTACACCGCTAAAGAACACGTTCAGAGCAAGTGCAAAGAGTGTGAGAAAGAGTATAGAATAATTTTGGACAAATTAACTAAGCAAAGGAGCGCAACATGCCATCACAATCACAAATAACCCTAATATGCAGTTTTGCAGGGGAAAATAACGATGTAACCCCAAGGCTATGCCGTTTGTATTGCCCTAATAACACGCTAGCCGAAGTAAGTGCAGCAGGTTACCTGGACAATTACTTAAAAACTCAAAGCATTGCTTTGTTAGCTACAGACTTTGTGTTTACCGTGGCATCAGATGGCCATCAGGTTTACAAACCAGTGTTTGCAAACAGCATTTGTACACTAACCGTTTTACCATAAACCAAGGAGAAATAAGGATGTTATTGCAAGAAGCTTTAGTAAATTTACAAGCAGGTAAACAAATGCACCGCGCAGCTTGGGACATCAAAGAAGGTTATTTGTCTTTAATGCCTGGTATGACTCATGTGTGGAAGGTTGTTATTACTCCATCCACAAATGCAGGTAATTTTATGTTTTCAGTGGAAGACTTAACGTCTGATGACTGGCAAGAATTTGAATTACCAAAAGAAGCTGTTGACGCAGAAGTTGCAAACGCAGCTTAAAACACCCTTAGTTTAGGGCGTTAAAAGGCGACTTTGACATGGAATTGTTAAAGTCGCTCCTTAAGGACAAGGTATTTAACCCAACGGACGGGGAATTGGCATGGAAATTATTGCTGAACAAATGCCCATTGAAGATGTTGAGGAAATCAACGAGCGTCTACAAGACCGATTAGAAGACGCTGGAATCGATGAGGCAGAAGTATTAAAAAGAGCACGCGAAGACCTGGTTCTTTGGGATGGGTACTTTGACGAAAACGTAGTGCGTGGCCGTGATGACATGAACTTCTTATTGCGTGACCAGTGGTCGGCAGTAGAACGGTCTGAGTTCTCACGCCTGTTTAAACCTGCGATGACATTCAATAAACTTTACGATGTCACCAAAAAGATTGCAGGGGAGCAGCGCAAGAACAAGCCAGACCTTATGGTGCGTTCACTCAATGGAAAAGCAAACCAGAAACAAATAGACTTACGTGCTGACTTGGTTAGAACTATATCGTACAAAAGTCAAAACGATTTAGTCTATCAAACAGCCTTTAGGTCTGCGTTAATGATGGGTTACGGGGCATTTGAAATATGCTTAGACTACGAAAACCCACTGTCATTTAACCAAACCATACGCTATGAACTAATTCCAGATGCCAGCAGAACATCGTTTGACCCCACGGCCATGATGCCACACAAAGGGGACGGTAACTTTTGTTCACGCCAATTTCTCTATACCAAAGAAGAATTTTATGCGACTTACCCGCATGTAATGAACCCTGTTAGCTATTCAGACCCAAGGTCATTACTAGATTTCCAATGGGAAACCCGAGATACCATAGTGGTCTGTAAATACACCCGTAAAGAATGGTTCCCTATTAAACTACTTCTTTTGTCGAATGGCGAGTCAATCACTCAGGACGAATGGGATGAAAGACAGAAAGAATACAAAATGAAAGAGAAAATAGCCGAATCCTCACAGGTTGTTGGTGACATTATCTTGCGCGAAATCCCAACCATTGTTGGCGAAAGAAATTCAAAAGATTATGTGATTCGTCAGTACGTATTAACCCAAAATCAAATTATCGACTTCACTGACTGGCCATCAAAGTACCTACCTATCGTGTTTGTTGATGGTGACTCGAATTACATTAATGGCAAACAATACACCCGTTCGTTCATTCATGAAGCAAAAGACGCTCAGAAATTCATTAACTATGTGGGTTCTGAGATTGCAGCGGAGATTAAAAACCGTAGACGGGAACAATGGCTTGGGACACCCGATAATATTGTCGGGAATGAGCAAGTGTGGCGTAACCCTGAATTACAGGCGGGTATTCTCACAGCAAAACCCGACCCTAAAACAGGGGCGTTGCCGCAAAAAATGCCAGCATGGGAACTATCCCCTACCCTTTTACAACAATTCCAGCGTGGCTCTCAAGACATGCGCGAGATATTGGGCTTTTCTGAAAATGAAGCACTCCAAGGTCGTGACATGTCAGGAAAAGCCAGGCGCGAGCGCAAAATGGAAGGGTCAATGTCTGTTTATGTGTGGTTTGATAACTTAAACCAGGCAGTCGAGCAAGGCGGAAGGGTTGTAAATGACCTTCTGCCCGTGATTGCTGGAGAGCATGAGCGACATATGATTGTCTCTAAAGCTGACGGAAGGTCTGAGCCTATTACATTAAACAAGGTGACGGGTCAAACCGAATATGGTGAACCAATACGAGATAACGTACTTGATACAGGTGATTATGATGTTGAAATCGATACAGGGCCGAGCTTTGCGGTGCAAAAAGACATTGCACTTGAGTTTTTCCAGCAGACGATACAAGCTAATCCGCAGACTTTCCCGCTTATTGCAGACCTTTGGGCTAAGAACCTTGATGTTCAATTCATGCCACAGATTGCTTCTCGCTTTAAGTCTCTCGTTCCCCCGCAAATTATTTCCGAAGAGGAAGGAAAGAAACTACCACCTCAACCGCCAAGCCCTCAAGAACAGATGATGCAGCAGCAAATGAAACAGCAGCAGCAACAAATGATGATGAACGAGCAAAAAATGCACCTTGAAGAACAACAGCTCATGGAACGTGCCGAAGAGTTGAAGATTCGGAAAGAAAAACACTTGCTTGAACAGGCTGAAATGATAATGAAGTCCCAAGAGATGGCCGACAAGCGACACCTTGAGCGCCAGAAACTTGGCCTTGAGAATCGCAAGGTTGAACTGGATTATGACAAAGCAGACAACGACTTTTCCGCCAAATTGGCACAAGTTTTGTCAAGCATTCACAAAGCACCACCCAAAGAAAGATAAAAACCATTACGTAGCGGGTCTAATTAGCCCGCTATGCAATTTTCTCTGATAACCCCTGATAAGACCCTAACTTTCTTTCCAAACCCCATATATGGCGTACAACGGATTTTAAATAGCGACTATACTATTAAGTATCGAGGAAAGGATTTCCTCTGGGTTTCAGGCCTACCGAAAAGTCTAGGGCATGTAAATGTCGATATGGAGATAGAGAAATCATGGACGAAGACCAAAACGAATTAGCCGAAGCTTTAAGCGGTGATAACGAAGACGTTGAGAATGGCGGTGTTGGGCCGGGGGACGCCGAAGAACAGGGTGTTCAGGACGACCAGGGGCTTGCAAACGAGGATGATCCCATAAGCGTAAAGAAGCGATTGGGAATGCAAGCTAAAAAACACGCAAGGGAAATGCGCCAGTTACATGAGCGTTTAACGCACATGCAATCGGTAATGAGCGACAGCGCTAACCCTCAACATCAAAGTTATGACTCAAATCCTTATCCTTCTACTGGGCAACCACCACCGCCTGGGCAGAATGAAGAGGAACGCATACAGAAAGCAGTACGCATGGCTCTTGGAATGAGGGAACACGAAGAGCGCCAAGCTAAAGAGGCACAAAGTCATGCCCATGTTCAAAAGCAATATCAGCGTTTGAATGATGAATTTGACCGTGCCTCTGACAAGTACGAGGATTTTGACGATGTTGTAAGAGAGGGCGATGCTCCTTTTACAGATGCAGTGCGGGACGCGCTGTTACTCGTTGAAAACCCAGCCGAAGTTGCTTACCGCTTAGGTAAAAATCGTTCTGAGTTGAAAAGAATCTCTAAACTCCATCCCCTAGACCAGGCAAGGGAAGTGAATAAATTGTCGTTTTCTTTAATGGGAAACAATGGAACAAAGCAAGCGGGAAGCCGTTCTGCTCCATTGGGAACCGTCAGAGCAAACCCAATCGCTTCTCAAGCCGTTTCGGATAAGACTCCGCCCTCTGTTATCAGGGCGCGGATGAAGGCTGGTACATGGAAGTGATGTAGGGTTTTAAGGATTAAAACTCAATGAGACCCTTGTCAGTCTGTGTACCCATTTAAAGGATTAAATGGAGACCCAGGATGGCTAACCAATTTATTACTACTGACTTGGTCAGTAACACTGCATTGGCAATGTTTGCCAACAATGCACCGTTTGTAATGACGGCTTCTCGTATTTACCAAGATGACTTCGTGTCTTCTGGTTATAAGATTGGCGATACATTACAAGTTCGTAGACAAAACCATTTCATCGTTGGTGATGGAAGTGTCGCAACTCCACAGTCAATCATAGAAACTGTTGAGACAATTGTTATCGCGCATCAATACCATGCGTTGATTGCTTACACAATCCAAGACTTGTCTTTGCGTATTGAGGACTTTTCCCGTCTGTTTATTGCTCCTGCAATCCAGGAAGTAATTACCCAGATGGAAAAAGACATTGCGCAAGCTGCTGAACAAGAGCTTAACTTCTTCACTGGTACTGCTGGTGTGGCTATTAACTCGTTCACCACTGTAGATACTGCTGGTGCTAAATTGCTTGAGCAAGGTGTGAATATTGCATCTGATGCTTACATGGCAATGACTGTACGAGACGGTTCTAGCTTAAAAGGTGCCTTGTTAAACAACTTCACTCCTGTATTTAACGAAGACATCGTTCGCTCTTCTGCAATTGGTCACTTGTCATATTTTGACATTTTCCAATCTCAGAACATTAAACATCACATAGCTGGTGCTGGCCCACGCCTGTACTCATCTGACCCACTGTTAGTAAACGGTGCCGTTGCTTCTGGTAACACAATCCTTATGGATGGTGCAACTATTAGCATAGCCGATTACTTTGTAGTAGGTGATGTGATTTCTATTGAAGGCGTACAGTCTGTTAACCCTGTAGGTCGTGCATCTACTGGCCAAGACATGCAGTTTGTTGTTACAGCAAACGCTGCTTCTGATGGCGCTGGTAACTTATCAGTACAAGTTGCTCCTATCATTATCTCTGATACTCAAAACCCTAACCGTAACGTGAGTAATCCGATTCCTAATAACGCACCCGTTACTATGGTCGGCTCTTACAACTGTAACGTGGCTTACCCAAGCCGTGGTTTGGATATCGTTTGTCCGCCCCTTTACAAACTGCAAGTTCCTTATGCGTCTGTAGCGGTTGACCCTGAGACTGGTTTATCACTTGCGGTAACGCAAACTGGTGACATCTTAGGTTACCAAAACTATATGCGTATCGACTTACTTTGTGGCTTCAAGTGGCACGCACAGTACGCAGTTAAAGTACTGTCTTAAAGGAGAGCACCCGATGCTAACTTGTGTCTTTCACCCAATCGATGCCATGCGAGTGGTCGAAGAAGATGAGGCGGAACGCCTGAGAGCAACGGGTGTTTGGTTTGACAGTCCACGTGATGCGCAGAATTACCGCATCAAAGTTGAGACTGACATTAAAAAGGAAAAGGCCGACAAAGCGAAAGCCGAAGCTGCCAAGGACAAACAAAAGGAGAAATCCAAATGAAAGACAACAAAATGGTTCAATCTAACAATGCATTTGTTAGAAAAGAGCAAGCCAAAATGAAAACTCGTATGGGTAATCGTCCAGGCGCACCTAAAGAAATGTTGGAATTTAATGCCTACATGAGCAACGATGGCGAGAAAGCGCAAGCTGCTGGCCGTAAATTGTGCGCGGGCTTAGATGACGCATTCCCATTGAAATAAGTTGATGCAATCGACATGAGACGTTTTCATGTCGATGTTTCGTGTTTTTTTAGATATGAAATAGCATCTTGTAAGATTTTAATAGAGTCCTTTGCATTGCCAAGAAGCACATTACAGTTATGGCAAAGCAGTTCTCTAATTTTACCCGATGAATGATTATGGTCTACGCTAAGACGCTTAACCAGTACTGCATGCTCAGGAAATCTTTTTGATTTTCTTCCTTTGAGAGTTTCTGGTTGTTTGCAAATAGCACAAAGACCGTTTTGTAACGCAAGCATTTGTTCATAATCATTATGGGTTAAATTGAATTTTTGTTTTAAATGAGAATGCATTCGATTGTATAGCAATTTAGCAGAATTAGTAGCTGCATATTTTCGATCTATATTTTGCTTGCAAATTCGACATCGATGTTTTCCGCCCATTGTTCTTATATCAGACAATGGTAAAACACCGTGAATTTTACAAGTTTTAGTTATGGAATTCATATGTGCATTATAGATGATAAAAGGGTCGAGTTAAAGTATAAAACGATTTTTTCATCATAAGGAGGTCGCCATGTCCCAAGTCGTAAAGACGGTCAACGAGTTAATTACAAACTCTCTTTACCTGCTTGGTGAACTGGGTACAAACGAAACTCCTGACTCGTTTATGCTATCTACAGGTTTGGAATTAATTAATGAAATTCTAGCCATGTATGACTCTGATAGTATTTTTATACCCTATATCACCACCGTTAGCTTTGACATGGTTGTAGGCCAGCGTACCTATTCATTATCAGATATGGTTCCGGCAGATGTTATTACTAACCGAGTCGTAGATTTAAGTTATGCCAACTATACCGTGCCAAGCGCAGGTCAAGGCATTATTTACCCATTACAAATAATTAACAAAGCCCAATATTATGGCGTTACTCGTTTAACCCCATTAAATACTCGCCCAGGATTTATCTTTTTAGATAAACAAGCCGAAGAAAGTTTTATTACTTTATATCCATCACCCGACCAACCATATCCATGCCAATTAGGCGTGAAAAGCATGCTGGACAGTGTGATTGCAAATGGCAATTTAGGGCAAATGCCACCTTTTTACTACGGGCTATTAAAGTTCACTTTAAGCCGAAGATTCCTTGCATATTACCCATCCGGTAATTGGCCTCAACAAAATGAGGACACCTACCAGGAATATATGAACATCATTAAAAATGCCAACGAAACGGATTTAACTATCAGACCATCTGCAATATTAAGCAGAGCTGAACCGTTCTACTGGCAAAATATATTGGCGTACTAATTATGGCTAATAATGATGCAAAAGATTATGACATAGTAGGCAGTTACGACAACCAACGTGTGAGTACAATAAATGCGGAACGCACTGTTAACATGTTTGAGTATCTTGACCCACAAGGCAAAAGACCTAAGTCAATGCTACCTACAGCGGGCTTGGTTGATACGATGCTACCTTTTGGCGCTGAGACAGGTGGCGCTCGACAAACTTTTGTATTTGACGGCGCCATTTACCAAGTATATGGAACTTCTGTATATCGAACTACAGGCACCACAGGCAATCTCATTAATACTCTTATCGGCACTATTGGCACCAGCGCAGGTTATGTGGGGATTGATGCTAATACCTTTCAGGTGATTTTTGTTGATGGCCAAGCGGGCTACATCTGGGACACTAACGCCACTAACTTTCAACCCATTACCGATACAGGATTTCCAGCAGCGCCCGTAGATGTGTGTTATTTAGATGGATTTTTTGTTGTTGCTCATGGCGGAACAAATGAATTTCAACTAAGTTCTTACAACCAAGGGATGGTTTGGAGTGGCGCTACAGCTACATTTACAGCCGATTCTACTACAGACACACTGACTTTAAGCATTAGCAATGCCAATTTCGCAACAGGCATTCCCGTTACTTTTGCAACAACAGGAACATTGCCAGCACCATTGGCAGTTGGCCCACCACAAACCTATTATGTGATACGAATTGGTATTGCAAGTCAAAACCCAGGCACAATTAAGCTTGCGACAAGCTATGCCAATGCTATAACAGGAACAGCGATTGACTTAACCACGAATGGTGCGCCAACCAATACAATTAATGTGTTTGGCCAGGTGCAATTGGGTCAAATTACATCCCATCCAGGCACAATTGTTGCCTGTAGAACCCTTCATAGGCGCATATTTTTCTTCTCTCAAAATTATACCGAGGTTTGGGAAAACGCAGGTGTAGGCACGAATTTACCTTTTAGGCGCAATAATTCGCTTCTTATGGAAGTAGGGACGCCCGCAATAGGTAGTGTGGCCGTAGGTTTTGACCGCATGTTCTTTTTGGCTCAAGACAAAGATGGTCTAGCAGGGGTTATGGAAGTACGGGGAACCGAATCTATCCCAGTAAGTAACCGAGCATTGGATTATCAACTTGCCCAATACGCTGCAACCACGGGTGTTGATGATGCGCGTGGCATTTTAATTAAAGAGAATGGCCTTATATTTTATAGACTCAACTTTACGACCTCAAACCATACATTTGTATTAAATGTGTCCATGAGTACGCAAGAATCGCCTAAATGGCATGAAGAAGAGGTATTAAATGGCAATAGGCACCCCGCCCAAACTCACGCTTATTTTGATGGCGTTAATTATTACGGCTCTTACAATTCACCAATATTTTACAGGGTAGATGACCGCATCTCGTCCAATGCAGGTGAAGCAATTAGACGCATGAGAATTGGTCGTCAAATGACACCAGAAGGTTATACAAGACTACGTGTAGACCGATTTCAATTAGACGTATTGCAAGGTGCTGAACAGCTTTTGGATATTACATCGCCTTTTACAGCCAATGCGGCCACTGACATTATTACAATCGCAGACCTACAAGAGTTTTGGCAAACAGGCGAAGCAGTTCGACTTGACAGTAACGGGGCGTTACCCGCGCCTCTCGCCAAAAACACGACCTATTTTATTATTAGATTAAACACAGGAATTCCCGCGACCATCAGGCTTGCTTTAACTCAACAAGACGCACTGAATGGAATCTCAATCGACATAACTACATCGGGAAGCGGTGTTAATACCATCAAACTTGTTCCTGTGGTTATTAATGAAGAGACGCCAGTTATCTTTTTATCCATATCAAAAGACGGTGGCCAAACTTATGGGAATTTAACTAAGGCACCTATGGGAAGCATTGGCCAAAGAACCTTTAGAAGCGTTTGGAGAAAACTAGGAACAACCCCTAGAGGACAAGGGTATACCCCTAAGATTGAGTTTTTTAATAAGACTCCTTTTGTGGTATTGGGTGCAGCATGGGTATTTGAACAATTACCGGAGTAATACATGGCGCGTAATTTTGACAACTTCCCAACGTATGACCCAGTAACAAAGAGCGGGGATTATTTAAGCGGTGTCTGGTCAGATTTCATGGCAACGTTTGTTGAAACATTGCAGGGTTATCTGACGCAAAATGGAATTCAATTCCCAAGAATTACTACAGCAGAGCGTAACGCATTACAAAACGTGCAAAATGGATTTGCAATTTATAACACGACATTAAACAAGTTCCAGGGTTATGAGAATGGGGCTTGGGTTAATTTCGTATAGACAAGGATAAATGACTATGGCTTTTGACTCTAGCATGTTTAGAAGCGGCCTTGGCGGCTTATTGGGTGGCATGTTTGGCAACTCCGGCAAGCCTTATGATAAAGCTATGGAGCAATACCAAAAGTACCTGCAAATGGGTCAAGGCGTACAACAACCCTATCTTGACGCAGGTAAAGAAGGTCTTGGTAATTATCAGGAATGGCTTAAAGGACAAAAAGACCCAGCAGATTTTATTAATAACTTAATGGGTCAATACCAGCAAAGCCCGTATAACTCTTATTTACAGGGTCAGGCACAAAATGCTGGTATCAATGCAGGTTCTGCTAACGGTACAATGGGAAGTTCCGCATTAATGCAGCAAATGCAGCAAAATGCCGCTAACATTGGCCAGCAAGGGATGGACTCCTGGCTGCAAAATGCACTTGGTATCAATTCCCAATACGGACAAGGCCAACAGAATTTAATGCAAGGTGGCCAAAACTCTGCAAACTCATTAATGAATATGTACAACAACATGGGTCAACAAATGGGTGATGCTGCTTATGGCAAAGAGGCTGGCAAGCAAAATGACTGGTGGAATATGCTTGGCGGAGTTGACGGCATCATTGGCAGCTTTTCATAAGGATATAAATTATGGCTCTACCATTACCAAGAGTTATTCCTGACGTTGGCCCAGGTGGCGGACTTGTTACTGCTATGGGCGGAATGAATAAACTTAGCAATGAAATGATTTTGCGTAAAATTAACGATATTAAAAAACAATACGCACCTTTGACAACGCAAGCAGAAGCTGCTAGCAAGTTGGCTTATGCTAATCTAATGGGGCCACAATTTATGGCTAAACTGCTAGGTAATGACTCAGCTATTGCCAATATGGGAAGCCACCAAGCAAAACAAGCGCTTCAACAAGCAGTCAATGCTGGTATGGGCGGTGGAAATGCCAACAATATCTTTGCGCAAATGCAGCAACAAAACCAAGGGCCAGGACAAAAGCTTGGTAATTCCTTGTCTAATTTCTTTGCTGACAAACTTAAAGGTGTATTTGGTGGTGGACAAGGTCAACCTGGAATGGGACAAATGCCAGGACAAGGCCAACCACAACAAGCACCACAACAGCAACCAATGCAGATGCCAAACGATGCTGGGCAGCAATCGGCACCAATGGCACCACCAATGGGTAACCGTCCTAAAGATGGTGTAACCCTTGAAGGTGAGCAATGGTATAACGCTAAAGGCGAGCCTGTTTACGAAGAAGATGTGAATACCCCTGACGGCTCAATGAAACTTGAACTGACAAAGGGTATTCCGCCAAAAACCTACGCTCAAAACACAGGTGAGTATAAAGGAACCGTTAAGCAACTTGAGAAAGAAGGCGAATACCGTGCTGATGCGCTAAAACAAATTGGTGAAAGCCAGCTTGGGTTAAGTAATTCTGGTGCTGTTTTGGATAGGATGACAGGCATTATTACTAATCCGGTGTACTTGAATATGCGTAACAAAATACCTGGATTTCAAAATAAGCAGTTGGAATATTTAAAAGTCATGGGAACGCCAGAAGAAAAAGAGTTAATTGGAGACCTTACTGGAACTGGAGAAAGTTTTATTGCTTCAACTGTACAGGGATTTGGTGGAAAGCCCCTAGTTAGAGAGTTTGATTTGGCTCAAAGACAGAAAATTACAGGGCATGATACACCCGAATCAGCAAAAGGAAAATTGAAATCAGCTATAGCCCTCCATGATATTGCTGATAAAAAACTTCAAATAATATCTGAATTATTGCAAAAAGGTTATAACGAAACTGATGCAATCAAACAAGTTAATAAAATGGTTGATGTAGGTGCTATTGAAAAGGCTACAAAAGAGCGATTACAAAGAAAAATCCAGGTTAGAAATAACAAAACTGGCGTAACCAAGATGGTAACTCTTGAAGAGGCTCGAAAAATGGGGGTTCCAAATGTCTGATTGGGAAGTCGTAACAGAGGCACCACCACAAAGCCAAGGCGCACCCATGAAGTCTGATTGGAGTGAAGTACCTCAAGAAGACAACCAGGAAAGCGCTTGGAAAAGAATACCAAGAGACGTTTTAATTGGCTTAACTCATGCGGGTAGAAATCTTCATAACCTACCGCATGACTTAGCGTCTTTAGGCGAATGGCCTATAGAGAAATTAAGAGGGAAGCCATTTGAACACCCATTGTCTTCATACCTTCCCAATGATACGGCAAATTATGCCGATGTTTGGGGTCAAAAAGGCGCGGGAACCACATTGGATAATGTGCTGCAAAAAGGCATTGAAATCGCCCCTGATGTGATTGGTGGTGTTAATGCGTTGCGTAGTTTGAAACTACTACCACACCTTACACGCAAGGGCGCAAGTAAGAACATTGTTAAGGCTCGTGAATTGGGTAAAACCAGGAATATGGGGCCACTGGAAGTTAACCCAGACCTGATAGAAGACACAAGACAGTTCTTGCCTAATACCACTCCTTACCGTAACTTGATTGATGATGCAGGTTATGGGGACTATAACAAATTATTTTCCCTACAATCAGACCTTGGTAAACATGCAGGTGGTATGTCAAAAGACCGGTTCTCTAAAGCAAATCGTGCGCATGGGCGAGCAGGTCTTGAGGTTAGGGGTAACATTCTTAATGAGATGAAAAACTCAATGAGACAACAAGGTCATGGCGATATTGCAGATTTACTGACAAAAGGCCAAGATGAATATCGAAGATATATGAAATTTAAGCCCTACAGAAATGCGTTAATGGCTGCTGGCGCTGCGTACTCGTTACCTAGAAACGTATTGATTGACCTAGTTAAAAAAATGGCGACAATGAGCAAAGACTAAAAGTCGATGTCTTTTGTGATGAACATTTGAATGACGTTGTAGGCTAGGAAGCCAAACAGCAATAAACTAATCATAGAAATCCGATTGGTTAACAAAAATACATTATAGTGGTTTTGGTGGATAAAAAACAAGCATTATTTATATCAATGAAAATGCTTTAGAATAGATACATAATTTCACAAGGAATGTGAATATGACGATAAGTTACTTGCTGGCACCTACTCCAAAGTGGGTAATCATAGACAATAGCGGTGGCGTGGCTGGCGGAGCAAAGCTATACACGTATCGTTCTTTAAATAAGACAGAAAAGAAAACTGTTTACCAAGACCCAGCAGGGACAATTCCTTGGACTAACCCTATTCTTTTTGACCTAAACGGCACGCAAGGCCCATTTTATTGGGCAGTAGATAGTGACGATTTAGCCGATACCTATTATTTAGAAGCTTACGACTCTCAAAATAATTTGCTTTGGACGGTAGACGACTTCTACCCTCCTGGTAGCGGAGGCGGTGGCATCGTCACAAGTTACATTCCTATTGTAAACTACATTACAAATAACCAGTTTATCAACCACATTGATGACATTGCGGGCAATATTGCACCCAATAACTCTTTGTCTACCAACTTGGTTATAGCGCCATCCAATCACAAAGGATTTACTCCGGCAACGAGTGTTCCTGTTGTTGGAACCTATGGAACGCTTGGCCCTGATATTCGATTTGTTAAAAGCAATACCAACGCAGCCGACAATATATTTTTTCCATTATTCCCCTTGGCAAGTTATCCGCTAACAGGCGATGTAACGCCCGTTGATTATGTGCGCTACCAGTGTACGAACAGTCCGGCAGGTGAAACGTATAAATCCTTCCAGCTCCCTATAACCCAAAAAGTTAAGAATTTGTCAAACCAATCGATGACCTTTGGCTTTTGGGCGGCAGTGGCAGCAACGCCTACTGATATAAACATTTATGTACGACAGTATTTTGGCTCAGGAACGGCTGCAAGTGCCGAAGTTAGAACTTTGATTGGCACAGCAAGCCTTACCACCACATGGACTTGGTTTCCCTTTAACTTTGCCATTCCATCAGTTGCGGGAAAATCCCTAGGAACACCAGGGCAAACCACTAATGATGATGCGCTTTATATACAGATTGAAATGCCATTGGGCATTCCTTGTGACGTGTATTTTATCAAGCCCGCATTGTTCTTGGGCGACATTGACCCAGAGCTTGAGTTTGATTCTTACGACCAAATTGACTCTATTAATACGACTCCAAGAACAGGTGATGTTCGACCAGGGTATTTAATTACCGCACCTGGTGGCTGGGTTCCAATGAATGACGGGTCAATTGGTAACGTAGGTTCGGGTGCTACGACTCGCGCAAACCAAGATACTTTTCAGCTTTATAAAACTGTTTATGATGCGGTTATTGATACTTGGGCACCTGTATCTGGTGGTCGTACTGGAAGTGCAACAAACGACTTTATTGCTGGAAAGACTTTAACCCTACCCAGGGTTTTAGGTCGAGTATTGGCAGAGGCCGGAGCAGGTTCGGGATTAACTGCAACAGCACTTGGGCAATGGAGCGGTGCGGAAGCGTATAACACAACGCTTGTTGCTGCAAACCTTCCACCTCACTCACACACCTACACCTTTACTAACGTAGGCGCAGGGTTTGGATTTGGTTTTGCTCAAGGTACGAATCTTACAACTGCTGCTGGCAATACAGGGAATGGCCCTGGAACCTCAACGCCATTTGCAACGTCTGCGTTGCAGCCTGGCACGTACATGAATTTTTACATCAAACTTTAACAAGGAGAATAACGAATGGCCGTACAACTATGTCTTATACAGCCCTTAGACCCAAATGCTTACACGGGGCCAACTCGTGTTATGTCAGGAGTCGCACGCACAGGCGATGCAACACCAGACTCTTATTATGGGCCTAACGGTTCAGTCGAATTCGCTCGCTGGCTTTATATCGGTGTGCAAGGTGACGTTTCCTATACAAAGTGGGACGGCACGGAACAGACTCTTGTCGGATTGGCTGCTGGCGTATGGCACCCTGTTTTCTCTATTAGAATAAACAGCGCAGGTACAACAGCTACTGATTTGGTATGGGGAAGTTAGCTAACTTCAAAGGGTAATTACTATTAATTAAAAGGAATTTAAAATGACTATTCACTTTTCACAAACAGTATTTTCACCATGGTTAACACCTGTGCGTTTGGCTTCAACATCAAATATCGCAGGTGTTTATAGCAATGGCCCTAGTAACAATGGCGTTGGTGCTACACTAACCGTTGCTGCATCGTCTTTGACTATCGACAGCGTTGCCGTAGAAGTTGGCGACCGTGTATTGCTTCAAACCCAAACAAACACTTATGAACAAGGTGTGTACGTTGTTCGTGCAATCGCTTCAAGTGTCATCCTTGAGCGTTCAGATGACCAACAAGTCATTGAACAAATAAAAGCTGGCCAATACGTAGCTGTTGGCGCGGGTTCCGTTCATGCTGGTAACTTCTACACGCTTGTCGAACCATTACCACAATTCATTGGTATCAGTGCCATTGTATGGAACGCAGACCCATCTGCCGGAGGTGTTACATTTTCTGGAGGCGCGTCTACTGCGAACGCTTTGGCTGTCTTTTCTGATACGGCAGGAAACCTTAAAGAGGCATCTACAACAACCACATTGGGCCAAGCGTTAAACATTACAGGCGCATTGGGTGTATCTGGTGGAGCAACTGTATCTACAGGTAACTTAGCTGTTTCTGCGGGAACAATTACTGCTTCTGGCGCAATTACTTCTACTGCTGGAAACATTACCTCTGGTTCTTCTGGCGATGCTGGTACGTTTGTTGCTTTCCCTGCGACTGCTGCAAACGGAACCATGATTATTGCTGCTGGTAATGCTGGTGGCGCGTTCAACACCACAATCACTAGCGGTACAATAGGTCAGTCTACTGTTTATACGGTTCCTGATATCGGTGCTGCAACTGGTGGCGTGGTAGTTTCTACAGCTGCGGTTCGTATGAAATCAGTTGCAGGTGCTGCCGCTGCTGGTGGTGCTGCTGCTCAGTCATTCACTGATGCTTTCTGTACTTCTGGAAGTAACGTGATTGGTAACTGGAATACTCAAGCAAACGCTGCCTCTGTACTGAAAATCGTACCAGGTAACGGAAGCTTTGTAGTAACCAGTTCTGCTGATGCGGGCGTTGGAACATTCAACTACATCATCATGAAGTAATAAGCCCAGGGGGATTAATTTCCCCCTTCTTTTAAATGGAATTAAAGATGCAAGGTGCATATGGTGGATTAATCATAGTTATTGCTTACGGCATGGGCCAAGGGATTATAGAAGACTATTTTCTATGGCTTGATACCACACCGTTCACTCTTTTGAGTGGAGAGCGATTAACATTATTGTAAGGGATTACAAGCATGTCTAAAAATATATTGCAGGTCTATCAAGACAACCCTATTGTAACGAATCAAACAACGGATTTGATGTATTTTGGTCGCTCACCTTATGGGCTTGGCGATGACACTGCAATGCGGTTTTCAGACTTTGCAGCCCAATTTGGTGCTTCTTACACACCTTCCCCATTGACTAAAGTGGATGATGCCAACGTTACGGTGACATTAACAGGCACGCCCGCAACAGCGTTACTTCAATCCGTCACGATGACCCTTGGCTGGACTGGACTCCTTGCCATAGCCAGAGGGGGTACAGGTGTTGGCTCGGTAACAATCGTACCCACCGCGACTGCTTTTGCGGGTTGGGACGCTAACAGCAATCTTTCGGCTAACAACTTCCTAGCTGGAACTGCTTTAGTTACCAATAGCGGGGGTACAACCACATTGACAGTGGCAAGTGCAGGTCAACAAATATTTAGCGGAGCAACTTTCCAAACTGCACAAATGCCAGTTGTTGCAACTCTTGCAACAGGTCAAACATACCGATTAATTAATGACTCTAGCAATGCGTTGTTTGTTGTTTCATCAGGTTCAAACGCTGTTGTAACCATGCAACCATTAACCCAGGCGCTTCTTACTTATAATGGGGTCGCTGGAACGGCTGCTGCTTCTTGGGATTTACAATACACCTCAAACACAATTGGGGTTCAATCATTAACCGGAACTGCTGGGCAAATTGCTGCAAGCTCTCCAACTGGAAACGTAACTGTATCTTTGGTTTCAAACGCTGTATTGCCTGGAACTGGTGGGGTTACTTTGCCTCAAGGAACCACCGCACAACAAGCTGGCGCTGCTGGAACTATGCGTTTTAATACCCAGACTTCGGTTTTTGAAGGAACGGTTGATGGCGTTACGTGGACTTCATTTAGTACGGCTGCTGGAACCGTTGTAAGCGTAACTGGGACTTTAAACAGAATCACATCCACTGGCGGAACGACCCCTGTAATTGATATTGCCGCAACTTATGTTGGGCAGACTTCAATAACCACACTAGGCACAGTGTCAACAGGAACGTGGAACGCGACACCCATTGATTTGGCAACCTATGTAAGTGGGAATCTTGCTGTTACTCATTTAAATAGCGGTACTGGTGCCTCATCAGGTACTTACTGGCGAGGTGATGGAACATGGGGAACACCTCCTGGAACTGGTGTAACCAGTGTTTCAGGAACAACAAACCGAATTACATCGACAGGTGGAACTACTCCGGTTATCGATATTGCAGCCACATACGTTGGCCAAACATCTATTACAACCCTAGGCACTGTTACCACGGGAACGTGGAACGCAACGCCAATTGACTTGGCAACCTACGTGTCAGGGAATTTGGCCGTAACCCATTTAAACTCAGGAACGGGCGCCACATCCGGTACGTTTTGGAGGGGTGACGGAACTTGGGCGGCTCCTGCGGGAAGCGGCACTGTAAACTCAGGTAACATTAATCAATTGGCATGGTATGCAGCCAACGGAACAACGGTATCAGGATTAACCACGGCAAATAATGGCGTCTTGGTTACAAGTGGTGTTGGCGCTCCAAGCATAAACACCACATTACCAAACGGTTTGGCTATGGGGACACCTGCATCATTAACCTTAACCAATGCAACCGGATTGCCCGTAGGTGGTATTTCTGCAACTGGTACACCAAGTTCATCAACTTATTTAAGAGGTGATGGTACATGGGCAACCAGTGCGACTGTTACACCTGCTGCACTCACCAAGACAGACGATACGAACGTTACGTTAACTTTAGGTGGCACACCTGCTACAGCATTGCTGCAAGCCACATCACTCACTTTGGGATGGACTGGGACTTTAAGCCCAGCGCGAGGTGGTACGGGTGTAAATAACGGAACAAGCACCATTACATTGAATGGAAACTTAACAACTTCTGGCGCTTTTGCTAGCACGTTCACAATGACGGGCATTACTTCGGTAACATTTCCTACAAGTGGAACCCTGGCTACAACAAGTCAATTGCCAACACCTGCTGCATTAACGAAAACGGATGATACCAACGTAACCCTTACACTTGGTGGCACACCTGCAACGGCTCTTCTGCAAGCCACGTCATTGACGCTTGGATGGACTGGAACATTAGCGGTAACTCGTGGTGGTACGGGTCTTGGCTCCGTGGCGCAAGGTGATTTGTTATATGGAAGTGCAGCGAATACAATCACTGCATTAACAAAAGACACCAATGCTACGAGATACTTGTCAAATACTGGAACAAGCAATAATCCAGCATGGGCGCAAATAAATCTAGCCAATGGCGTTACAGGTAACTTGCCAGTAACGAATCTAAACAGCGGAACTGACGCAAGTGCATCAACCTATTGGGATGGTTCAGGAAATTGGAGTACTCCACCGGGCGCAACACATTTACAATCTTCCAAAACGTATACACTTGCTCAAGTAGTTGCATCCAACGTAACTCCATTAACTTTAGTTGCTGCTGTGGCTAGCAAAACCATTGTCGTAACAAGCATCCAGGTTTATGTAAATAATGGTGGTATTTCATTTTCACCATCAAATCCAACATTCCAAACTACTTATAATGCTACAGGTGTAACTGTTTCATCTCTCACTACAGGTTTAGGTACTGTTAACTCATTAAGTCAAATGACGTTAACTAATTCTGTAACCATGACATCAGTTCAAGGTTCTGCTTTGAACTTTAAAACAACATCTATAATTACGGGGGGAACAGGTTCTACCTTTGTAGTAACTGCCAACTATTACTTGCTTTAATTGACTGCGATAGATGGAATTGATGCTATTTTTTGCCGGGCAACAAAATCAAAAAACCTCCTGTAAGTTGTTTATGATTGGAAAGCCTAAAAGTGGAAGCAATAAGCCCTCCTGCCCGGCACTTTACAAGCACTATTGTCTTTATAAGTATTGAAAGGTCGATATCACCACATAAATTAAGACATTTTTTGTTTACTTGGCTAAAGACAAAGAATATAGACGATGCTTTTATTCAACCCTACTCAGGACATGTTAAAAGAGATTCTCTTGAAATTTATTCTAAGCTAAGTTTGGCTAACGCACAGGATAAATATAACGATGTTATTGGGGATTTTCCTGTATGATGCCCTTAGTTTTGCGTCAGGGCGCGAGTTCCGGAGCCCTAGGCCTATATAGTAATCTTTAAAAACAGGGAGAGTTACAAATGACGTATGGTTCACAGCAATTAAGTTCAGAATTATCCGCTTTAAATCAAAATAAAGAAATTGCATTTCAACAATACCATAAGATTTGCGGTGCAATTGAAATGGTAGAAGCTATGCAAAAAATTTGTCTTGAAAATGAAAAAGCATTGCAAGCTAAAAAAGACGAAGAGGAAAAAGCCGCTGAAATAAATAACGCTGCGACAATGGATTCAGCCGAAGCCGATTAATTCATTAGGGGCGCAATAAGTTCATAACCACGACTTTTGCGCCTTTTCATCATCTGCTCAATCGTTTTTTTCGCTTCTTCTTCGGAACACAATAAAATGCTCTTAGCACCACCGCGATTTGAATTGCAGCTACCCCAATGATAATCGAGAATAATATTAGTAAGTCCATTTTTTTTGACTGTTATTTGATAAAATCGGTCTTTAGTTTTGTTTAGCCATTGGTAGGTCAGCATAGGTACTCAACATCTCATCTAAAGTTTGTTTGATTTCTGTATATTCCTCTTCGTCCATAAAGAAAGTTGGGTCTTGAACATCCAGTTCTAAACCTTCAACGTAAAAACGCAATGTATTCTCGCCTAAAAAGTAAGCATAGTACGAAAAAGAGATCTCGTGCGCAAGAGGAATAATTAATTTTTACAATTTCCGAAAAAATTCAATCGATTCCGTTTCCTTGATTTTTACCTAACAATTGTGCTAGCTCAACATCGAGCGCAATAGAATTAGGCGTTAAGCAGCCCTCATTCATTTCACGAACAAGGTGAACCAAAAACATGTATGCTATTTGAACGGCTTCTGGGTTTCGTGTTTTAACATTGCGCTCCATGTTATCCAGGAACTTGTGAACATTTTTAAGTTCACGCAATACGCCTAGGCGCATTTTATTAATGTCGTTCATCGGTTAATTCTGGGTTTTGCGTGTACATCTCCTGAGACTCTTTTTGAGAAAATATTTTAAGAGCTACGACATTCGTTACCGCATTACAATTACAGCAAATGCGCTGAAATGGGTTGATGGCGTGCCATTCATGTTTGCATTCCTTGTCCACTAATTTGCTCCTTTACTTTGTAAATTGTTGCTCGTGAAACGTTCATATCTTTGGCAATGCTTCGTATGGATTGACAACTTTCGAGCTTCTCTTTGACAACTTTTCTAAATTTATTGTCAATCTTACCTGGTCGCCCCAAATGTTTTCCTGCTTTCTTGGCGGCGTCAATTCCCTCTCGCTGACGAGAACGAATCATGTTACGTTCAAACTCAGCAAAGGCACCCATAATTTGCAAGGTTAGGTTTGCCATAGGGTCTTTTGAAGAATTGAAAGTAAGGTTTTCTTTAATAAATTTAACTGAGACACCCTTTTTAATAAGGGAATTGATTATTTCTTGAAGGTCTAGCAAATTCCTAGCCAATCTATCAATACTATCAACAACAAGGGTGTCCCCTTCACGCACGTATTCCATACATGCAATAAGATTTTTTCTGTCCATAGTACTTCCTGTTATGGTATCGACAAATTCCTTATCTAATTGTATATCAACCAGTTGACGTGCAATATTTTGCCCTGTTGATGAAACTCTGATGTATCCTACAACTTGATGACTCATAATCAAAGCCAATGCAAATATTTCATAGCAGCAGGAAGCATTACAGTTCCTAGCATAATAGTAATAATGAAGTTCAGTTTGAAATCCATCTTGTCCATACGCTTCTCAAGAGAGCCAAATTTATCTTGATAGCGTTTATCATTGTTTTGAAATAATTCTGAATGAAGCCTAAGCTGGACTTCATGTTCAATATAATGTTCTGTTTCTTTGGTAAATGCGGTCATCTTTACATCTCCTAATTTATAAAGATATTATAGCACCTTTTTATGCAATGTAAAATAAGGTGCCATATATAGTTTATAACATAGGTGATTCAGTATGTTTTGATTGATTGTCGTTGAGTGTACCTTAAAGCCACCCTTCATATGTGGGATTTAGCTTTTTGCAGCGGGTGCAAAAAAACTTGTCGGGCATACGTTGTTCGTTAGGCGGTTCATAACCGCCAAAACGATGACCTAACAACAAACAAACCAATCTTTTAATCATGTTGCTCCAATTCAAAGTGATTCTCTTCAAAATGTTGTAATGTGCAGCCTAGCGCCCTGTTTACCTCAACAATCGTGTGGCGTATATAGTCCTCGTCTAGTTCCGCAGTAGCGATTTCTTCGGCAAGCTCTCTTAAGTAATGGGTTAAATGCGTTTGCGCCGGACATGCGGTTACGTCCTCTTCTTCGGCAATGCTCATTACTTTGGCTTCGGCTTCGTCCAAAATCTCTTTGAAATCTTTATTACCAGGTTTCAAAGCACTTTGGGCAATCTCAGTCGCTACACCAATAAGCTGGCGTTTTACTGATTTCTCGCGCACGATGTCCACGTAAGCCAATATGTTTTTGGTCGATACCGTTTCGTTGGCCATCTCGAAAATATATTTTTCTAATGGCTTAAATCTCATGCTTACAAGTCCGGCCTCAAAGCTTTTGTGTTCGTCCCATAGCAACTGCATGACATGGTATATACAACGGTGGTCTTTTTTGGCAAAATCTTCGGTACACAGTTTGTCTTTTACGACATTGAAATAACTGCTGTCTAACAGTAGTCCGCCTAAAACCGCTCTTTCTGCTTCAATTGATTTTGGTAATTGCACGTTATGCTCCTTGTGGTTTATATCCTAAAAGTCCCTGGATTGTTTCGCAGCCTTGAATTATTTGCCCCAAAGCCTGGTTTAGTTTAACTATTTTTTTGCGATGCAATATTATCTCAATAGGCACTTCTCGCAAAACCCATTTAGCCTTTCCACCTTCGCGCTTAATTGATAATTCCCATCCATGCTCTAGTAGAAGCTCGCGTACATCAGGGGTTAACGTCCCGCTTTTATTGCTTACCCCTGTGATTTCTGCAAGCTCATCAGACCTTAAACCTTCTGGGTGCTTAATGAGTGCGTCAATCATTTTGCGCTGGTTAAAACTTATCAATGGGTATAAGGTTTCTATACTCATTCCAATCTCCTTATTGTTGTGAAAGTCCGTTTAACCATTTTGTTGGAGTTAACCAAATGGTAATTCAAAAATGTGCCAGACAAACCCGTTAGGCATGTGAAGGGTTTTATAGAAGCGCAGTTTTTCCATGTCATCTATTTTGTGTCCGGTGCCATAAATTCTAAAGTACCGCTCTTCAAGGTCGGCACCTTCTTGGAGTGCCACCCAAAAACAAATGTCATTGCCCTGGTTATTGATGTCGCAAATGTGTGAGTTCTTTGGAAGGTTTACGGTTATGAGGCCGTCTTGAATGGGCAGGAAATACTTGTATATGACATTCATGAGTGACATCAATATATCCTTATATTAAAGTGTTAAGGTATTTAAAAAACTAAGGATAAATCATAGATGAAAATAAAACTACTGGCAGCAATGTTGGCTTTGGGTTCCAGTGCAGCGTATTGCGGTGGGTTACTGTTCGATGTGCAATCAGAAAATAAAGGATTATCTTTACCGATTACCTTATGCTTAAATGGCGTTGCGCAAATGTCATGCCAAAACTATACGGCCACTGGCTTGGATTTGTACATAAGAACGCGCACCACTAACCACACCAATTTCCCGAACGCAGGAATAAGGTTAAACACTACAGGCTATAAGATAAGTAACTGCACGCCTCACAGTAATGGGTATTGCATATTTACGGCAAACAGTTTTAATCCCGTATTTATTGGGTTAAAGTGAAAAAGAAGCCCTCATCTTGAGCATACCTAATAGAGCTGAGCAGCGTTAGGGGTTAAGAGGCTTTGAGGGCTTTAACGTTTACTTGGTTCCCTCACTCGTGAGGGTAGCGGCCGTGTATTGCTCTTTTGCGTCCAGCAGCGCTTCAAGGTATCCTTTGTTCCATTTTGGAAACTGGTACGGTTCCGTGTTTTCTAATTGTAATTCTTTTTGATTCAATATGGCAAACTCTAACCAATCTGCAAAGGGATCGACTTTTTTAGCACAGCTCTTTAGTATATGCCTATCCAGCGTAACTTTCTCTATCTCGTCCTTAGTTATTTCACCGCGATTAAAAAGTCCGTTTACATACTCTGAGCATTCCTTACAATCAATCATGTTTGCTTCCTTCTTTTGGTTCGCCACAAAAATAAGCGTATGAAACGGGGTACCATGGATGCCCCGCTAAAAACTTTTTATCCTGCTCCGTCATTTTTCTACCGCACTCGTTTTTACAATCAGGAGATGCGCAGTATGTTCTATCTTTGAATGTCATTCTTCAATCCAATCGGTTGCCATGAATGAATCAAACTCAGGAACGAAGGGGAAGCTGTCCATCATATGAAGTACCAGTCTGCCCGTGGTCTTATCCAGGAATATGTAAGAGTCCGTCCACTCTTCCATTTGCGCACGTTTTCCATCATTTAAAAATGGAATTATTTCGCAAAAGGTAAGCGGCTGGGTATCTCCTTCAATAAACCACCCATCAGAAACCATAATGCTTTCATCGTAGGTGTAATCTAAAAATCTAGGCTGGTAAGACATTACCTCTTCGCCCTGCATCATGAAATAAAGGCTTCCTTTCCATACGCTTCTGGTAACTTTCGCCCCATTCTTAAGCAAATCCATTGCTTCGCAGAAATTCATTAGTTTGACTCCCTAGATAATTATTGCAGTAACTCCGAAACTTAAGAGCGCACATTCCCGTCATGACGGTGGGAAGTGATGTTGAAAAACCATCACGAGTGCGCTTACTCCAAAGACTTTTAAATATCCCATCATTCACCTTATAGAAATGGTGGAATATCATCATCAGTAAACGGTGGTGGTGTATCGCCATTCGGTGCACCGTTCGCCCCTTGTTCGCCTTTTGTTAGGTAATCTTCCACCTTATTTTTGTCTGGATACTTAGAACCCATCGGTTTGCCTTTTAACTTATCTTGGGGTATTTCGCCACCCTGCTCCACAGTTATTTTTACCTTAACGGTCTTGTTAATGGCAACTTGAGAACAAAGTTTACCGTCTGCATATTCTTTTTGAATTCCCGCAGATTCCGCAAAGTGTACGACTTTCCACATCATTTGTTTGGTGAACACTAAAAAGTCCCTAATGTCGTGTGGCTTGCCCGCTTCATCATAACAAGTAACGGTCATGTCCATCATAGGATTACCCGAATTTGCAGACGTGGTATCTTGCGAAGCGGTAATAACCGCCTCATAAATTCCTTCTTTCATTAATTGAAATCGCTCAGCCATTGCTTCCTGCTTTGACATTGGTTGATACTGAAACATACTTTATTCTCCTTGTATTTTAGACTTCATGAAATCGATACACTTTTGAATCGAATCTTTTTGCATGTCCGACCAAGCATCAGAATTGGCTTTATCCAACCATTTTTGCGTAGTCTCCTCACTTACCTTGAGCAACTCAATGAGTCGTTCAATCTCTTTAATTTGGTCAGGTGTAGCCAGTTCTTGCGCCACTGCTTCACGTTCAATTACCGCCCGTCCGTAACGGTCTGCAATCTCTTCATAAGAGAATGGGAACGTGTCTGTATCTTGGAACGTCTCAAAGCGTGACTTCTTAACCAAGCCCACACGATGGGTTCCACGCTTTTGAATCTCAAACACTAAATCGAAAAGGTAATCTAATTTCTTGTAACAGTCGAACGTTTGCCCTAAAACTGCCAAATTTTGTCCGTACTCATTCTTGCTATGAGAAGTAATAATAACGTTCATGTCCAAGCGGAACAGCAAGTTTAATAGCTGCTTCATGCGCTTGTTAGCTTCACCGTAATGGCGACCAAAATCAGTACCCACTTTGCGCTCTGCCTTTTCGAGCAGGTCATTGTATGACAAGGTTAGCGAGTCGATGATTAACGTTTTATAGTCGTGCTTTGTGGTTAACAATTCACGTACTTCATTAATCATTTCGTCAAAGTCTACGGTCATAAGCACCGCACCGTCTGACTTTTCAATCAAGCGTACATACTGTGGCTTGTTGGTTGAACCCTCAGTGTCAATGATATAGGGCTTCGGGAATTGAATTGCAGCATACGTTTTGCCGACACCAGCAGAACCATAAAACAATGCTTTCATTCTGCACTCAGACACCAAAGGTTTTTTTGCTTTTAACGCCATTTTTACTTCTCCTAACATAGTTAACATAAAGTGCTCACTTAAGAGCTTAGATAAACCCCATATTCGCTCATTCGCCCTAAATTCGCTTTTTAACCGAATAAGCGAATAAAGTGTTCATCTACGCTGACCGTCTATGCACTCCATGACCATGTATAAGGCGTCCAACATTCCCTTGTCTTCACCTCTTTCAAGACCTGTTCGCCATGTTTCACCAATGTCTGTAAACGTCTCGAAGTCATTGGGGTGTTGTTCAACAACATTTTCCCAGTAGTCAATTCGATGCTGTACCCATGCTTTGATGCTTTCAACTGATACCATTTTTTACCCCTTGTAAAATCTAATCGCTCTTTCGCTGTCACATAGTCTTTAATCATTTAACCTTCTCCACTTTCTAATAAATCGATATGTCCTATAGCTGCCAGTGATGCTTCGCCTGGTGAGTCAAAGTACTCGTCTGATTCCCTGATTACAGGCGTTCCCATCCAAAAATGATGGTCTCCGCCTTTGTCTAAAATCTTGTAGTAGTAGTACTTTGTGTCTGGGTAATCATCATCAGGATATGCCCATATCTCATACTCATAATGGCTAAACCTGTCTTCTCTAACTAGCGTCTCCATACGAAGTCGCCGTGTTCCATGTCTTGCTCACATCGGTAACCTGCTTCGTGCATTTCGTTGTTATAAAAGTCTTCACAAGCAGTTTCTAAAAGGTCATTAAGTGTGTCTTTGTAATAAGTAAGGACGTTTACAGTTGTGACTTGAGCGAATTTAGCGCGTGTTTTAGGGTTAGAATCTTTGAGCATGGCAAGCATGGCGCAAAGAAAATCGCTGTTTAAAGTTTGGTCTTCGCCATAGCAAGCCCATTCAATCTCACGGTCTATTGATTCTATATATAGGCGTGCAAATTCAAGCTGGTATGGCGTTGAAAGCATGTCGAGGTTAAGCTCGTAATGGTCGCTTTTGAACTTTCCAAAGCTTGCAACCATCTCCAAAGCATAATCTCTAAGATTACGTTGGTGGCCTGAAATTTTCGTTACTCCTGTAACAAAACCCTTAAATTCAAACGGGTCATCAATCCATGATTCTTGCTTTTGCGCGTTAGAGTACGCTAAACTTAATGCGTTCATATAATTCCCCTATCAAAGTTTTGTTTGAACAACCGAGGTTTTGGGGTGCAACCCGAAGCCTCAGACTCACTTATTTTACTACTATTCTACATCTGCGAAATCACCTAAAACATCCATCTTTTTTGTCAACTTTACTCTTTCTTTTTCAACCAACTTAGTTACATACTCACCCATTGAAATCTCAGAAATCATGGCAGCCTTTTTTAGCAACAACCAAGTGTCTCTGGGCATTCTCATGTGAAATGCTCGGTCATCTTCCTGTATATTTTTTCTTTTTACTGACATAACTCCCTCGTATTAATGTATTGAGATACCATGGATACAAATGTATCACGACACGGCAAGAGAATGCAATCGAAATTTAAAATAATTATATCAAGATACAAAAAAGACTTTTATGTTTGTGTGATTTAGATTAGGATTGTGCAAATGAAGTTTGAAAGAGGGTTAGCAGCTAGTTACTTCCTGTTCCAAGCTGCTGGAACTTTTTGAATTGAATCGCATGATTGTACATCCGCCAAGACCATCAATCGTGCTTATATTTACAACCGGACGCCATTGTTTGGCAAGTTACGGCTTAGTGCGTCCATACACATAAGGCAATTATAGTCATGACTCCATCCTTGCGCAACACTTCTTTAATTTATCCTACGATTCAACCTATACTATTCCTAAGCACAAGATGTGCTGCTCACCTCACTAAAGGGAATTAGTTATGACTGATAAAATAATTCATATAGAGAAATATGACATCAACGCTTTTCGAAAAGAACAAAAACCCTACGCCCAAATACTTAATGAAGTAATACAAAGATTTCCAATGAGTCATTCCTCCGAGTTTTTACTTTGGTGTTTCCTAGAAAGCCTACCAGAGACGTGGAAACCCAATAAGAAACACATTACGGATTACTTTTCAATAAGTGATAGGACTTATGAGCGCTTAATGTCATGGCTAAGAGCAGTAGGACTCATAGAGTACCGAAGAACGAGAAACAAAAACGGGTCTTTTGTAAAATGGGAATTGATTGTTTTAAACGGTACAAAATTTAATCCTGGAGCAGTTTTAAGCCACACCGCCAAAAATGACGGAGTAGTTATAAAGCGCAATTTTAAACCAAAAGTTATCCACAATTTGGGTGACAACCACACCGCCAAAATTGGCGAAGTGGGTAATGACGATAAAACCCAGGAAACACAAGCCCAGCAAGGAGTTTCACCACTCCGCCAAAAAGCCACTGAGTGGGTTTCTGACGCACATATAAATACAACAATAAAACAAAGAAAAGAAAGAAAACAAACAAACAAACCTGTTTCTGTTTTTTCTTGTAATGAATCTGTTAAAACCCATATCGAAATGGTTATTGAAAATCGCGATGCTTACATTGAGCAAGACATCCTAGAGCAAGGCGTCTATTACGCCTATGAAACCAACCCAGACCAGAGCTTTGACTCAGTAAATAAGCGCATTAACATTTTCTTAAAAAAAGTGCGCGAGGATAAATGGTTAATCCCACAGGGATACAAAGGCATTACGTCCCAATCCATAAGAGAACAAGAAGAAGGGCAGAAAAGAGAAAAACAAGAGCAGTACAGACAAGACGGACAGGCTTTTAGGGATATTGCCAGTACTGTTCTTTCTCCTACAGGTGAGAAAACACTAGGTGACATCCTTAAAAAACTAAAGTCGGGGTAAAAATGAATGTAGTGGAGTTTAGGTTCAATAAGTTTATAGAGAAAGACCCGTTTCGAATTAACGAAAAAATAGAACCTATTTACATTGAAATAGCAGAAATGGTTTTTAACAGACTTTACAAGGCGTATTGCTTTAATGATTTGTTTGAAGGAATGGGAACCGTTGAAGAGAAGGCCCAAGGTCTTAAATCAGCAGTTATTACCTGGGCTGATTGTTTGATGGACTGGAAAATTGACAACGTAGAGCGAGCTAAAGAGGCAACAAATAATTTAATTTTTATAAATCTATACCCGACCATTGGTCTTTTCAGAGCATTTTATTTTAATGAAAACATGTTAATAGAAAAAAATATATACAAAGAGTACGTTAATTATTTATATAATTTTAGATTTAGAGGCAAAGACGGAAAAATCCACGGAGCGGATTATTTTACTACATGGGACAGGGAACGTACCAATGATAATAAAAATAATGAGTAGAGAATTTGATGATGAAAAGATAAACCCGTCCAATAAGCTTTTTGATAAACAGCACGCAAAAGAGTATGAGGATTTCTTGGTATCTATCCCAGAAACAGACGTTATTAAATTGCCTGTGTCTCATGCTTATACGCGCGTAAAACTTATAAGCATGATAGAACAGCCTGAAATGTTAAGAAAAGCGGGTTACAGGCCTCAAGAAAAACCAACAAACAATGAGCCTAAACTATACAACAAGCCTATCCACATTGCAAAAAACTGGCATGACAAATGAACCGCGGACTATGGATTGCTCGCAAAAATTATTTATGCAGTTTGATAAAAAAGGTTTCTGATGGACACGGTGGAGATGACATTGAGTTCTTGCGGCAACATTGTAGGGAGGTGTTAGAAGCCCATCCAGAGGAAAAAATAGAGGAAGCCATCAAGTGTTATGAAGAGATGGTCGAGCAACTTAAATACTACCCAGAGAGGCAAAGGAAATGACCCAGGTATTGAAAGGAACCGAAGCAGAAAAGTTTGTGGCATGGCTTACAATGGTAAAAGGATTTTTACCCAAAAGTATGCCCCTGTCCGAAGCCCAAGAAATCTATATGAGAAAGCGAGTCGATGAAAAAAAAGAACAAGCCGAAGCAAATTAATCTACGCGACAGACAGGAAGTCATGGCGCTAATGAAGACAATTTACGGTAACGATGAGGTTAAGGATGACCAAACGTGTATCAATACCAACCGAGAACCAAGAGCAAAGGTGGTTGGTAAAGTGGTTGAGTTTTCATCCACAACTTAAGGATTTCTTTTGTAAGAACAACAACGAGGGCAAAAGAACTGCCGCGCAAGGCCATAATTTGCGTTTAATGGGACTTCGAGCAGGGGTTAGTGACCTAACCATATACTACCCGACAAAAACGCACCACGGGTTATTTTTGGAGGTTAAAAGGGCTATGAATTATCCGCCATCTGCAAGAAAATCTGAAACATGGCTTGCGCAAGAAGAATTTGCACGGATTGTTAAGAGTGTTGGCTATGAAGCAAAAACGTGCTACGGTTGGGTTGATGGTAAAGAAATCATCGAGAAATATCTCCTCTCCTGATTTTTTATTATTAACTTCCGTTATTCATTATTGCCTCCTTATGTACTTAGCTCGGAGCCTCCCATTCGAGCTATTTTATTTCTTGTGCTATGATTTAAATAAAACATTCGTAAAGGATTGCGACATGCCAAAATTCAGCACTGTTTCACAACAAAAACTATTCACCTGTCACCAAGACCTGCAAACTTTGTTTCGTGAAGTAATCAAATATTTTGATTGCACAATACTGGAAGGATTTAGAAATGAAGCTGACCAAAACAAAGCGTTTGCTGATGGGAAATCAAAACTTAAATGGCCTAATGGCAATCATAACAAAAGCCCGTCAATGGCTGTTGATGTGGCTCCTTATCCTATTGACTGGAACAACACTAAGCGCATGTACTGGTTTGGTGGATTTGTGCTAGGTGTGGCTCAAATGTTTAAGAATGATGGTAAAATGACCCATGATGTCCGCTATGGAGGAGACTGGGACAGTGACAAAGACATTAACGACCAGGCGTTTAATGATACAGTTCACTTCGAACTAATTCCATGAGTAGAGGTGGATGTGAACAAGGTGAAGAACTATTTTAAAAAAAATCCTCATATAGTACTTTCTGTTCCCACGATTTTGTGTTTTATTACGTTCATTACAAACCTTATCAAAGCCCTAAGTGATGGCAATATAGATGCTAACGAGTTCCACGCATTATTGGCGTCTGCTGATGGGTTTGCAATTATGTTTATGGTTATGCTCGTATTGAAGAATAAAAAGAAGTAAGATATCTTGGTATCTACACCAAACACATTAAAGGATTAGTGACTATGGGCAAAAACTCTGTGAAGCCAGAGCCTGAGACAATTGGACGTCCCAGCAAATTCACACCTGAACGGTGTGCAGACATTATCAGCGCTATTTCAAGACGCGCACCCTATCAATTAGCAGCCGAAGCAAACGGCATATCTGAGCGTACTTTGTTCTATTGGTTAGAGGAAGGAATACGCGACCTAGACAACAATATTGAGTCTGAACATGCAGCGTTTTTGCAGTCTATAAAGAGGGCTGAAATGCAAAAGGTCATGGAGCATACCGATATGATTGCGGCTAAACCTGAGCGTTGGCAAGCAGATGCGTGGCTTTTAGAGCGCAGATGGCCTAAGCACTTCGGAGCTAATGCCCAAGTAAACGAGCTTAACGAGAGGCTGGCTAGGCTTGAGGTTGGAGAGGGCAATAATGACTAAGAAGTCAAGCAAGACGCCTGAACGTGACATATACGGCAAGCATGAGAAGCATTTGCACGAACCAGTCAAAAAGAAAATGAACATACCAAAACCTAAAGGGGAAAAATAATGGGTGCTAAATACGTATCTGATAAGCCAGACGGTTACTTGTCTACTCGCAACAACGTGTACCTTGATAGAGAGAAAAAGCAGGAGGTTCGCACATTCAAAGAAGCTGGAGCCTGTCGCAATCTACCCGCTCAGAGCAAGGCTAACTACGGTAAGAAAAAAGGTATAGCATATTAAAATATTAATGTTGACAGATATCAAGATATGAGTAATGATACCATCATATTGTTAATTGTTGTAACGTGAGGTGTTAAATGTACTACCCAAGGATTGAGAATTGCACGGTGACTGAGCTTGGACTAATAGACTGGGAAACTGGCTATGATGTTTGAAATAGCAAAGGGTTTGAATCACAGCAGGAATCATTAGACTTTGGAGTTCGTATTAAAAAGATTGTACTTCATGCAGTTGTGAGGTATGACGTATGAGTATAGTTGACCAGCACCATGAGCTTTGGAAAGCATTTGTTGAAGGTCGCCATTAATATTTAACTCGATGTGTATCGAGTGCAAAGCCGGAGGCCATACAAAAGCTTTACTTAACCCGCAAGGTCTATGATGCTCTTTGAGACTTAAAAGAGTTTTTAGATAACAAGCGTTCATGATGAGCGCTTTTTTACAAGGAGTGTTGAGTGATTACATTGGATGTATTGCAAAAAAGAAGGGAATCTTTAGCTAATGCCCTAACAACAAGCACAGTAGACTTGGATTTGTTGAAGGAGCGTCTAAAGGTCATCAAAAAGGAGATTGCAAACTGTCAGGGTGCAATCATTGAAATCGACCACATGATTCAATCGTTATAAGGATATAACGCCATGAGCCTATTTAGTTCTATGTTACAACCCATTCTTGAGCACGAGCTTAAATCCCTTGAACCTGAAATAGCGGCTTTCTTGTTAAACCTTACGAAGAACATGTCAAATGAAGTATTGGAATGGGCAGAAGAGAAGCTACACGCAGACCTAAACAACGATGGTGTAATTGGAGAGCCTAAGAATGAAGCCTGAGAAACTAAAGAAGATGGCAGCTTTAAAGCCTATGAA